CCCGACGTAGAAGCGTGCTGCCGTTATATGATTACAGTCAATGTTTCCGTCGTGATGCAATCCATCGGCGTTAATATACCACAGGTCGTTCTGGGCGTTCACACTGCCAGACACGTAGATGTCGTTGCTGGTCAGTTGTCTGATGGTTGCTGAATCGGTGCCACCTGCGCCACCAATGCCGAGTGCGCTGACGCCTCCTAATGCGACGAAGTTGGCTGCTGAGCCGTCATACCGCGAAACCTTTATTGCATTGTTGGTACTGTCCCACGTTATGAGTCCGTCGCCGATCCTGATGCCTTGCGTGGCTTGTCTGATATAGAGTTGACCGTTAGTGTCGATGGTAGCAGCCACTATGCCTGATGCTGATGTGCCGACATTGAAATGAATGGGAGAGCCTTGTATGTACGTGGAATAACCAGCAAGACGAGCACCATAACCAATGGCCAAGTCGTTGAGGGTGTTGAACGTCAGGACGTTCCGTTCCGTCCCTCCGCTGTCAAGCATAACGATGCCTCCACCGTTGCGGAGGTGTACGATTCCCCTGACGAATATGTTTGAATGGAATGCCACGTTGTTGGTTATCTGCGTTTGGAAATTGACGGACGGCCAGTCGGTCATAGCAACTCTAAGGTCGGAGCCCGGTGTGGCATTCTTGTGAAAGAACGCAGTATTGTTGACGGCAATTCGTCCACTTGCATCCTCGATGATACGGCTGGTGTAATCGCCAGTATCTCCGTTGTAGTGGAAGTCGAGATAACCTCCCGTTCCCGTTGTCGGCTCTGTAAATTCTATGGATGTAACATAGTTGAGTACACCTTTCACTTCACCGTTACTATCCAGCGACTGTCCCCACCATTTTGTACCACTTTTCGGTACATAGCCATCCAGTGCAGACGATGTGAGAGGTGTGATGCTCTGATTACCCAGGTGTATGGTGTTACCGCTGATGTAATAACGGCCGTCGTGGTTGTGTGCCGGCAGGGATGTCAGATAGCCTTGATCTTGCACCCATTGCTTCGTGGCATAGTTTGACAGGTCGGGTGTGACAGAAGCGTTCACCCACGAACCATTATTATAGACTAACGCCTGTCCGTTGGCTGGTGACGTGATGGTGACATCATCCAGTTCGTCGAGCGTCGTAGCACCTCCACCACCGCCTTGACCTCCTAAGCCTAACGCGCTCACTCCGCCACGTGACCAGAAGTCAAATTTTACCTCTACATTGGAGATGGTGATGCCGTCGCCTGCCAAGACATTGGGCACTACCTCAATGTCGGTGGTAGTGCTGCCGTCTGTCTGTGTGCCATGAACGGCAAAGAGCTGACGGAAGAAGTCCTTGCTGATGTAGTTTTCATCCACCCATGCCATGCTGACACCAGTGCCACCGCCGCCACCTCCACTTGATGCGGATTGCGACGGCTGCTCACCTACCATTCTCAATATTTTCTCCCTCGATAACTTCATGGCCTATTGTCTATCATTACAACTTTAATCACGTCGTCGCGCCACTCGTGGCTGATGGACAACGGATAATAGTCAATATTGTCTAATTGTAGTAATTCTCTCGGAGTTACCCCCTGTCTGGTCGGGTCACCGAAAGCACCTGCACGCAACTCGACGCTCAGCACTTGTCGAGCCTTTGCCCAATAAGCCGCTACCAGGTTAGCCAGTCGCTGTTCCGGCACCATCGGGGTTAGGTTAAAGTCTGCCGTCTGCATGAATGTCAGGTTGCTGTTCATCAGCAGACCGAATCCGTACTCCATGCTGCCGTTACGGTCGGCAGCGAATATGTTGTCGGCATTCCATGGGTCAGATGCCTTGTTGCTATTGCGTGCTGTATATTCGGCAGAGCTCTCGCGCTGCTTTGTGGCTTTGCGCCATGGGTTCGACGTGCCTGTTGGTGCAATAAGGTCGTCGCGGCTGTAACTGACTTGCAGGTTGCCAATCTGATACTCTATGCTGTCGTCGGTGTCCATACTAATCAGGTCGAGATACAAGTTACCGAAAAGTGCTTCTGTCAGCGGTATCTCCCGAAAGACGTAGTACGCGGCGTGTTTTCCGTAAGCAATATAGTCCAGCTGACCATGCTGAATATTTATTAAAAACCCGTAGTCGGATAGCTTGTCTGTAGTCCAGTCTATCACCAACTTTTCGTTAATGACACGACAGCGGAACCACTTGGCGGTATTGCGGCTGGTTCCAATGCCAAGTTGTGCCTTCACGAGATATGCATCCAAAGCTTTGGCATCTAATATCTCAGCACCAACGAAGACGCTTCCCGTTATCTTGATGCTTCCCTCGGCATATACGACAGGCTGAATGAAGTCAAGGCTGACGCTGCCGTTTCTGCTGGCTGTGGCTGATAGGTTAATAATGTCGTAACTCGTTCCTTCTTCAGCTTCTTCGGAAGAGAATATCTGCCGACGGCAAAAGCCTGCCAACGAGTTAGCCAGTCCTGTCATGAACCCAGTGGTGAAAGCCGTCACCAGTGGGGTGGTGTAATATCCGATTCTCTCGTCGCCAACCCACGAATATGGGCCTGCTGCATCCAAGAGGTCACGCACGGCTTCAGGTGCGAACGTGAAGCCTGGGTTCTGCTTGTTAATGTCACTTTTAACGGTTGCCTTCGAATAGCCTCTTGCCAGCGTGGCGTCCAGGTTAGTTGATGCGAAGATGTTGCCAACAGGCTTCGGGCTGAAAAAGTCCGTCACTGTGCCAGCAGTGCTGTCTATCTCGTCAGCCAGGTTGTTCAGGTTGGATTGTGATAATATCAGTGCATCGGTGTGATTGCCGTCATAGGCAGCAGCAAATACCACCGTCTGTCCGTATGTTCGGCATGTCCAGCCCCAATATTGGCATATATCTTCGAGCACCTGCTGATAGTCGTACTTGGCGACGAAACCACCATCGTCCTCCCTGTCCATGAAGTTCTGCCACATCAGTTTCTTATTGAGCCACTGACGGGCATCGTCACCGCCTTGGAATACGAATGTGGTAATGGCGTTGTCTGGCAATGGCAATGCTGCGAACGCCTCACGGATGACGTATGCGAAATTGTGCACACTCTTGCCGTCAGTCGGCACGCTGATGGCTGACATAGCCGAAAGCATACATTGTACGGGGTATTCGCGCACCTGTGGGCCTCCATACAGATCAGAACCAAAGTTCTGTGCCTGCAGAAATCCCTGCCACACAATCTCCCCCTCTGCCGTCAGATTGACACGCAGACTGAGGTCGGTTGCTGGAATCAGTGTGTGCCAATCGAATGGTGTGCGGCCGTCGGCTGCAAAACCATTGTCGAAGATGCGGAGGTAGCCGGTCTGAGTACGCAACGGGACGAACATATCCTCGTCGCGGCTCTCTTCGGTCACGAATGGTTCAGCCCCACCTCTTAACGTGGTGGGCTCCCCGGTATAGTTGCCGTCGTAGATGTTAGCGACATAGTGCGTGCCGGTTCTAAGCGAAACAAAAGGAACTCTATATCTTAATGCCATACAACAATCCCCCGATTGTCGGTCGGGGGATTACTGTGCGACCACGAATTTCACGAATTAAACGAATTTCTTATCGTATTCGTGCTATTCGTATGATTCGTGGTCATTGAAAGCATTGATGTCGTTAACGAGGTCAGCTGCCTCGTCGTCGGAAATGGCTGTGTTGTGTTCTTCGCCGTCCCATGGGAAACGAATGAGGTCAGTGGGATGGTAGATGCCTGCCTTCTTCAGGTCGCAATATGGCATGGCAGCCATGATGTTGTACGCATGCCAACGTGCAATTGACCACGGGTCACGCTTCCGTCGTTCGTAACCTCTGATGACTGAGCGGATTTCCCACCACTGCATGCGGTGGAGGAAATCTTCACGCGGAATGCCAATCTCGCCCACCACTACGCAGTAGTAGTCGTGGGCTGTGACGCGTTTTTTGGGTTCTTGTCGTCTGAAGTCTCAGTTTTCTTTTCTTTCTCTGCCTCAATGTCGGGTACGTGCAGGAACTTGGCTAATTCGTTCAATACGGTTACAGATGCTGTATTGAACTCTTGCCAGTCCGTGCTTTCCATCATTTCGTCGAGGGTGAGTTTGGTTTTCTTGTCGGCAGATAATACAGCAGCGAAGATGAGCACCATTCGGTCTTCCATTGAAGTGAGAATGTTACTATCGTCGCTAAGTATGGACTTATTGGTTACTTGCTCGAATGTGAGCAAAGTACCCATGTTCACCGTTATCGGGTATTCTTTCTTGTTGATTGTTATGTTCATAGTTCTTTTAGTTACTTTGTTTTGTTATTAATAAGCGCATTGCAAATGCTTATACTCGGTGACGTCGGATTACAAATCCGACTAAGCGGTGTTAACAGGCTTTTGGACTCTGCTCTCTGCTCGGTTGGATTTGTAATCCGACCGTAATGAGTACAAGCATTTTTAATGCGTAAATATGTTTTACGTTCTCAAATGTTTAAAATTGCCGTCCGCCAAAGAATGCTGACGGACGGCACAATTATAAGAGAGAATGAGAATGCTATGCGGCGACGGTGTAGATGCCGTAGCCAGAGAGTTGGGTGTCGTAGGTGGCATTCTGACGGTTCGGGGCGTTAAGCGTGAGCTGTGTGATGACCACCGAGCCGGAGCAGATGATGGCTCCCTTGGTTCGGTTATTCGCTCCGCTGACGTTAGCAATCTGGAAGCGCACTGGAGTGCCTGCCTCGTAGATGTCCTCGACAGATGCGAAGTTCTGACCCTGCACGGTAGAGGTGATCACTTCGCCACCGCTCACCAAAGCATTCGACGAGATGTCGTAACTGAGGGCAGTGGGTTCCTGTACCTGCCAGTCGCCGGTGGTGTCCTTGGTGGTAGCGTCTTCGAGGCTCATGCTGACATGCAGCGAGAGCGACTTGGCGGCTGCCACAATCTTCGCTGGCACTGCGCTGTTGTCGCTGCCCAGGAAGAGGCGCACGAACTGGCCCTTGGTGTAGGCTCCATCGACGGTGACGATTTCCATTTCTGGTGCTGTGCTGACCTTCTCCAATGCACCGCTGCCAGTGAATTGGAGCTGCTTTGTGGAGTTAGCTCTGTCTTCCCACTGGAAGGTTACGTCATTCAGGTATGCCTGGCCCTTACGGCTGTAGGCTGCTGCCTGTGCCGTCTGGTTGTCGGCTGTTGCGGTCTCGTCCCAGATGAGCGTGAATGGCGTGAGGTTCTTGATGGCGTTGAGCACGGCGGCTGTGTCGGTCACATCGAGCGACTCCACCTGTACCGACCATGACTTCGATGTGATTTCGGGCTTGCTTGCCAAAGCCACATCGTCCTTGGTTGATGCGTCGTCAGAGTTACCTGTTAGCGTAATCGTGGCGTTGGTACTCTTGCCCACCACCTTGAACTTGGTGCCGTCCTGAAGCAAGATGCGTATGTTTTGACCTTTGAGTGATGTCATAATTTTGTATTTTAGATGATGTCAACTCTGAGAATATAGGTGCCGTCGTCCTTTGAACGGGCTACGGCTCCGGCGGTGAGAGTGTGTCCGTCGTGCTTGGCCTTCAGTTGCTGGAACTGGGTGTCAAGTTCCTCGCGTCGCTTGGCGCGGAGGATGACGGGCGATTCGGGTGCGGCAGTGCCTGTGGCGGTCTGCTGCTCTTGTGCTTGTTCCTTCTCTTTCATGGTTCTGCGAATATTTCGTTAGGTGTCGAGCACTGGTAATAGAGCATTATCGTGTGGCTGGGCTTCTGCGGATCGTAGCTGACGTCGCTAAACGAGAAGTCGTAGTCGTAGGGGCGCAGGTCGTCGTTCTCGGCTGGCGTGCCGGCATCGATGCGCTCGGCTGATGCCTGCATATAGTCGTGGACGGTGCGCCGCACGGCAACGGCCATCTGTCGCAACGAGTCGTTGGTCTGTGCCACGATGCGGATGCTGATGTTCACCTTGTCTTCCGCTCCCTCGTAGTCGTCCTTGGTCTGTGTGTCGTTGTTACCGCCGTCGTTGTTCACGATGATATACGGCACGGCCACGTTCTCCATGTCATAGTCGGGGTCGGCTATGTTGTTATAGATGGCGTGGGCAGGCAGTGCGGCCATGAGGTCGGCATTGCTCTCCAGGGCTGACTTAAAGAAAGCGTCGGTTAAGAGTCCCATATTATTACTTTGTGCTTGACGTGATTACTGATTGAAAGAAGCCAGCGGCGGCACTTACCTGTTGCTGCTGCATCGGCGGTCGCCGCTGGCCGACTTATCAAGTAACTATGAACCTTGATTCACTGTGAGAGGGTTAGCCGCCGATCTCGTTAGAAGATGCAGGCTCCACGAGCTTGATGAGCTTGAAGGCCTGAGGCTTGCCGGAGGTGTTGCCGTTGACCTTAGAAGACAGCTCGGTGAGCGAGTAGTCGGTGGTCATCGAGATGACAACCGTTGCGCGGTTGAACACCTCGGCACTGGTTGCATCGACGTTGAAGCGGAATTCTCCGTGCTGCTCCTCCGACAGGTAACCGAAGTGACCGATGGCGATGTAGCGCACGGCCTTCTGACCGTCCATGTCCTTGGTAGCTGCGCCGTTGGCGTCGATACTGTAGTCAACGTAGGGGCTGACCTTGTAGTTGTAGCCTACGCACTTGCCGTTCTCTACCACGGTGCGGTCGCCGTGGGCGTTGGGGATGCGCGGTGTGAAGGCCA